GTGATTCTCTGGGATACCTCGAGCAGGAGCGCAAGCCACTTTTTCGAGTTAGGAGCCGGTGAATGGTTCCAAAAAGAGTTTGCAGTCGGAGCCGAAAATGCTGATATCTGGGATGTTCAGAGCGGATTCGACTGGACCCTGATTAGTGCAGTGCGCTTCGATTGTTGGTTCACCGGGTCAGGGACGGGCAGTTTTTGGGTAGACGGTCTCTTCTTTGGACGGCGCCGGTACAGCTCGATCCAGGAAGACAGCACTAGCCAAACCAACTATGGGCTTAGAGAACTGGTCGATGTCGACGAGGAGCTCTATAGCGACAATGAATGTATGTTGAGGGCGAAGGCCGTTCTCGCTCAGCTGAAGGATCCTGCAGAATACCTTACGATCGGCAGCTCAGTTATCGATTATGGGACGACGCCTCTCCTAGCCGGGGATAAAATCACTGTGGTGCTTCCAAACGAGAACGTAAATGCTGACTTCCGCATTCTGAGCGTCGAATATCACGTTGACGTGAAGGCGCAGAAGCTCGAGTTGGGGATGGAGTTGGGGCGTGAGGTTCCGTTGTTAGCGGATTTCATGTATGCTCTGCGGTCCAAGACGGACCATTTGAGCAGGCACAAAGTATCAAGAGTGATCTAGAATGGGAAACAACATTAGGAAACAGTTAGAAGCCATCAAACCCGGAGACAACGTTGAAGTCACCTGGACCGATGCGAGTGTCGGAAAGAGCCTAGGCAGCGGTTTTGACGTGGACGTTCCAGTTTACAGCTGGGGCATTTTCATCGCGGTCTTGGGAAACAGGAATAGACATATTGTGTTGGGCCAGAACAGTTTCCGTTACGCTGATGGCCTGTACGATGTCGACTATACCGCTATACCGTTGGGCTGGGCTACGGGCATCAGGGTTATCCAGGCGCATTGTGTCGACTGCAAGGTCGCTGAGCATCTCGTAAACAGTTTCTTGATGGGCGGAAGGCGCACGATGGGCGTAGAACGTAAGGTGTTCCAGAGGAGCCTGAGGCTACATGGCGGACTGGGTTAAACGCGCTTTAACGAGACGCAGACCTCGAGGATCTCGAGCAGTCGAGGAAGCTGACGAGCGTCTTGTGGTCGTAGTGAAATTTGCGTTAGGCATGACTGCTTGTTTGGCAGCCATTGAAATCGTCAACCTCCTAGTGCTACGTGTGTGGAATAGTGAGGTTTTCGCGGCGATCACCGGGCTCATTGGAACGGTATCTGGGATTTTCATAGGACAGAAGGCGAGGTAACATGCCGAAAGGTAAGCCCTGGAGCCTTGAGGAAGAGAAGCAGCTCCGCAAGCTCGTTGATGCGCACAAGCCCGTCGACGTTATTGCCGCTGCCTTGGGGAAGACTGAAGATGCCATACAACTCAAATGTCGACGTCTGGGTTTGTCAGTAGAAGAAGACGCTAAGGGCTATACTACTTCTTCTTTGCCCTTGCCTAAGGAGTTGCCGAGCGTTGAGGAAGCGCTGAAGATCTTGGCTGGTGCGTTGAAGGCTGCAGGGCAGGCTGGGCTTGATAAGGTTGAGGTTCAGAGGCTTCAGGTGGTAGCAACTCTTGCCCGGACTTACAAAGAGCTCCTGACGGACTATGTGAACTATCGTGCGATAGAAACAAAACTCGTTGAAATGGAGGCTAAATATGAGCAGTTACTCCGGGAAAAAACCAAGGACAATGCGTCCAAGCGAAATTCTGCCGCGATGGTTCCGCCTGCAACGTAGCGAAACGCTGATCGACGCTGCGGAAGTGGCCAAGGCTAAGAACCTCAGCTCTGACCCTGTAGAGTTTTTCCGTCAGATCATGGGGTTCGAACCCACAAAGTACCAAGTGGATTTTATTAACCTGTTCTTGGAGAACCAGTTTACTGCTGCCCGTTGGTGTCGACAGAGTGGCAAAAGCTGGATTATTTCAGCGCTTCTCCTGTGGTATGCCCTCACGCATCCTGACAGTTACATCGCTGTTGTTGGTCCCGCGTGGCGCCAGGCTAAACTCGTGATCAGGCGCGTAACCTATTTTGTTCGCAAGCTGCCTCCGGGCATGGCTTTCAAACCGTTGAAAACGATTATTCATTTTACCAATGGCAGTGCGGTAGAGGCTTTTCCCAACAATCCGGAGACCATTAGAGGGCCTACGCTGAACTTGGTGTACTGTGACGAAATGAATTTTCTGGCCAATGACGAGGAGATCTACGACGCTATTCTGTTTACTCTCGGTACGACCAACGGCAAATTCGTGTGCAGTAGTACGCCATGGAACACCGACAGCATGTTTTACAAGATCTTCAACCACAAGGATTTCAGTGATTTCGCCCGGAGCCACGTGACATGGCAGGACGCGGTTGAGCCGAAAGGACCGCTGAAAAAGAATATTCTCGACAAGATTCGGAAGCAGTTCACGGATGATCCTGCCCGTTGGCGTCGTGAGATGGAGGCGGAATGGGCCGAAGACCAGGATGTTTGGCTACCGCAAAACCTCATAACCAAATGCATCGGGACGACAAAGAACTGTGGCGAGGACCTGCAGCTTTTCAACCCGGAGACAGAGTGTCATGGCAGGTTTTATGTGGGTTTGGATTTTGGTAAGCACGGAGACTACACGGTTCTGGCAATTATCGAAGAAGTTAACGGCAAGTATTTCCTGCGTTTCCTGAAAATGTGGCCACTTGAAACGCCGTACAGCAGCGTCATCGGTTTCGTCAAGGTACTGCAGGACCGATGGGACAGTTTCGTGAAGATCAGGGCTGATCAGACGGGCATAGGTGACTACATAGTTGAGGACATGAAGAATAGCGCCATAGACAACGTTGAGGGTGTCACATTCTCTTTACCCCGAAAGCAGGAGATGGCAAGTTTAATAAGGCAACGGATGAGTGAGGGCAAGTTCTTCTATCCGTATTTTACGTGGGAGAAACCTTATCCGGGGCAGTACGTGGCTGAATTGAACACTGAGCGGTATCAGCTGCGTAAGGATGGCACCATGACTCTTAATCATCCTCAGGGGACACATGATGACGTGTTCTGGGCTACAGCTTTGGCGCTTTATGCGACGGTTGAAATGAAGCCTGAGCCTTATGTTGCTGTCTTGCCAACTTAGTGGGGTGATCGTGTGGGTCGACTTCGGGAAGTGCGGAAGAAGTTGGCTAAACGGAAAGCTACGGGTACAGGAAAGTAGTGTTCACTTTCATTCGTCTCTCTCCCTGAGTGTGGCTAATGTCGGTTCACCGAAAATACTACGAGTATCATAGGCAGCGTCAGGTCTATGGTGATTGTTGGAGAGCTTTTCCGTATTCGAGGGGAGACAGTTTGAGAAGGCATAGAGAGTTTTTCCGGATCAGTCAGATGCGTCGTACGTATGATAGGGTTTCTGGCAAATTCATCTTCAACATTGCTTATGAGACAGCTACCAAACTCACGCCTAGAAGTGTGGCCGTCGCTGAAGCCTTTGGTTTAGGCTTGGATGAATCGAGGAAATTCCCCATTTATGACAATGTAGAGCTGAAAGTAAGTCCCAATGATATCGTTTTGATCACGGGCGACTCGGGAAGCGGCAAAAGCGTGTTACTACGAGCATTGGAGAAGGACCTCGGGAATGAAGCAACGGACATGATTAAGGTCCACGTTAATGCCTCGAAACCCTTGATCGAGACCGTGGGGAAAACAGTTGAAGAGGGCCTAGATCTGTTAAGCAGGGTGGGTCTTAACGACGCTTTTCTCTTCCTGCGCACGTGCCAGCAGCTCTCTGACGGCCAGAAATACCGATATCGCATAGCCAAACTCATCGAATCTGGCGCACGTTGGTGGATTATGGACGAGTTCTGCGCCACGTTAGATAGGGATACCGCGAAGATCGTGGCTTGGAACGTGCAGAAGTTTGCCCGGCGTCTTGGCAAGGCGGTTGTTGTGGCAACCACGCACCCGGATCTGTTTGAGGACCTGAAACCCAGCGTCCATATTCACAAGCGTTTCGGCAAGGAAATTTCCATCAATTACTATCCGAACGAGCCTGCAGTCCAGTGTAGCGTCATGAAAGACATGGTCATCAAACCCGGAATCCGCGATGATTGGCGCCGCTTGGAGGAATTTCATTACCGTAGTCGGAACCTTGGGGCTGCTCGAGAAATCTACGGCTTGTGGCGGGGCCCAGAATTGTGCGGCGTGATCGTTTACAATTATCCTTCGCCCACGTGTCCCGGCAGAAAGCTGGTTCTGCCTAAGATGTCGATTCAAGAGCTGAACAAGAGACTTTCTCGCATTGGCCGTGTTGTCGTTCATCCGAAATATCGTAGCATTGGCTTAGGTGCCAAGCTGGTACGAGAAACACTTCCGCTGATCGGCACGCCCAATGTGGAGATGGTTGCGGTTATGGCGAAGTACAATTCCTTCGCGGAAAAAGCTGGCATGCGCCGGGTAATCTTCCAAGTGCCAGGTAAAGAGGCGCTGAAAACATCTGACGTGCTGCAAGATCTAGGATTCAACATTAGGTTGGTGGGCAGCGAAAAGTACGTTTTGGATAAGCTCGAGAAGCTACATCCCAAGCCTCTGCAAGCCTTGAAGGAAGCGTTCATACGGAATAGTCACCCGCGGCTCCGTAAAGAAATCTGTCACCATCAAGTCTTTGGAACAAAAGCAGCTTGGGTTGATGGCATCGAAAACGCTGATTTGCCCAGAATGGCGAAACTGATTAAGGTCGTTGGAATGCTCTTACAGACGAAGGTTTACCTGTTTTGGAGCAGACCTGAAACTCGTAAACCGTAACGACCATGTCGGGCTTCCAGGTTCCCGGTCCGTTGATTTCTT